TGCGTTTACGTTTAGGATCTGTAAACGTTTCAAAATCAGAAAAGGTATCTGCTGAAACATTTTCCGATGTTGCGTAATCATCTCTAAAAGATTGCTTACCAGGAAGTGTTCCAAAACCGGACGCAAATGTATCTGAAGACATCGCTGTAGCTCGTTTAATGTCTTCCTCAAACTCAGGATAGAGCTCAATCAAATCCTCTTCCTCAACCCAAACATGCTCCCACAAACGCTTGGCATCTTTCATGTCTAACCGACGACATCTACGATCTAAAATCACATCATTGTATGAGCGATAAGAAATCTTAATTTCAGGCTCTAGAAAATCAAACTCAAGCCCTGTCTTGTACCAACCCACTCCTGCAATGAATAAGTTTTTGGCCACAAGACGTTCCTGTTGATCAAATCTATTTTGATCTTCAATGTACCGAAGAGCTTCTGTAATATATTTAGCTGTCTCAAAGTCACCATTTCCACGGTCTTTGGCTCGCATCATTACGCGTCTACGTAAAAAGTCTCCAATGATTGCATCTAAACGTGGAGCGATAAGATTGATAACAACTTCAGGCTGGCCTCTTCCTGCAAGAGCTGTTTTCTCCTCTTGAGAAAGCTGTTCACCATCGTAAAACTTTTCCCATTCTCTTTTTTTATTGGCCCAGGTTTGATGAAATTTATAATCAAGAGAAAATTCAGACTTCCATCTGCGAAGTTTAGCAGCATCCTCAGAATCTTGAGGCAGCATTTGATCGGCTTTATCCATGAATAAACTCATTCTGACATAAATATATCGTAGTGCAATATATTTTTACACAACCGTCCAACTTGGCATTTCTCTTTCTTCGTCTTTACTAAAGAAACCTCTTCGTTTTGGTTTAGCAGGTTCAACAGAAACTCTAGGTCGATCCATCAATCCCATACGAAGAGCATCATACAAATCGTCCCCTGATTGTGGATCATCAGGATCTGCGTCTACCTTCAATACATCTTCTGGGCGTTTAGAATCGTGTGTCATTCTTACCAATGTTTCAAACGTCATCGGGCAAGTCTTAAAGATTCGAAGACGGGGTTTCATATTCCCCTCGTCATCTTCTCGTAACGTTAGATAATCCCTAACGTGTTGCGCCCCTGCAATACGATCAATGGCCGCTTTATGAAGAGTGAGTTTATGATCTGAAAACTCCGAAAACTTTTCCTCAACCGATGGTGCGCCGCTATGTTTTACCCAACAATCATGCCCTGCGGGTATAGCCTTAAGCTTCTTGCTATCCTCATACGTTAAAATATCCTCAACAATTTGTTGTGTCGTCTTGCGATTCTTTAAGTACTCGCGATATACGTAGCAGTTACCGTCCTCATCCATAGCCATCCAGATAAAGGCGGCAGGGTGATTATAGCCTGTGTCAAACATTCCCATACGTTCCCAGTGTTCCGGTATTTCAAATGGATTCACTAGATGTGTTTCACGTGAAACCATATCAAAAAACTGACCGGCTTGAATGTCCCAGGATCCTTCTAGATAAGCTTTCACTAGATTTTCATTCTTATTTGCCCGTAGCCGATTGATGTAGTTGGGGTCATGTTTCATCAATGCGGGGTTGTCATAAACTCTCGCGGGAATGAATGCAAAATCTCTAGGGTCTTCGATACCTGCACGAAAGTCTTTATCTACAAACAACCGCTTAAGCCATTTATGTCCTATACCGCCAGGGTTTCCTGTAAGTAATGTACGCGGTTTGATATTAGGGTCGCTGGTACGATTAGATCCTTTAAGCGTCCAAAACCAATCCTCCGGCCATTCACCGGCCTCTTCTATTCCTAGGTCATGGTACTCTTGCCCCTGATGGAGTCCTAAGTCTCTCTCGTATTGACAGTGACGGAATGCTAAAACAGATCCGTTAGGTAATTTAATCTCTTTGTTTTGATTGTTGTACCATTGTTTTAATATGGGGAACTTCTTTAGAATTGGACTGATATGATTGTTATATAGCTCAGGATATGTTTTACGAAAAATAACCCCGTAACTATTAGGATACTGAAATCTGCGTTTAAGCATAACTTCTCGTAATCCATGACTTTTGCCACCACCACGGCTACCGCCGTAGAATACATTTTCAACTGTTTCTACAAGAGTGTTGAATTGTTTTTGCTTCTCTGTAAATGCAAATACGATCTCATTCATATAAAAATCGCTTGATACTGATCTGACCAGTACGTGTCTTTGGTTTCCCATCCTACAGGCTTAGGTTGATACATATCCGACCATGTTTTGCCGTGGCGTTTGAGTAAAAGATTTACTTTACGTATAGCGATTAACGCCTCAAAATCATTATCAGAATCAGTTAGATTCAATAGCTTTACAAGAAGCTGGGCATCGCGATCTGTCATCGTCCGCGCCGTTTTAGATTGGCCTCAAATTGTGTAAGCCCTGCTTGTTTAAATCTTTCCTCTGTCTTCTTGGCCAACATGTTGGAAGGTAACGAAACAACTTCTTCTTCCCAGCCGGATGTCTTGTCTGTTAGCTCAGGATGCGCTTGCTCTTCTGGCGCATTCTTGCACAAGTCATACATATCTTCCCACGTTTTCCCAGCTTGATTGAGCATGTTGTTGACACGCCTTAGTGCGGCCAATGCCTCTGCATCACTAGGTGAGTTGGTTAATCCCATAAATTTGAAAAGGTTGATCAAGTCTGATTGTCGCATTGTGCCTCCGTTATTTTTCAGTATAATCCTTTATAACTATTTGAAAAGCTTCTCCATCTTTTCCTGATACTTCGTGCTCTAAAACTTCCTTAAATTCTTCCTTGCCTAAGTTCTTTAGAAGCTTCCATCCCCCTTGTTGTTTGGCAGTAAGCTTCACAAGTCCCCGAATTGCTTTAGCTTTTGATAACTCGATTTTTGTACGAAAACCAGCGTCACGTTTCATTGTGTCATAAACTGTTTGACGCGGTAAACCTACAAGATCACAAGCAAAACTTAATGGCATAGCTTCTTCTAATGCCTCACATAAATCTTCAAGTTGTCGGGCAGTTATGGAAGGAGGACGACCATTTTTCTTTTTTTTTGTTTCTTCTATTTCTGGCATTTTTTAGCCTTTTTCCCTGAATATTTTTCCCAACGTTTAATGATCACTGAACAGTAATGGGGGTCTAGTTCCATCATATAGCATTTTCGTTTAGTTTTCTCAGCTGCAATGATTGTCGTACCAGAACCTCCAAAAGGATCAAATACGCTATCGCCTTGTTTGGAGTTGTTTCGAATAGGTCGCTCCATACATTCCACAGGTTTTTGAGTTCCATGACCTACCTTGTCCTCGCCTTGTCCTCCAAAAGCATTGTTGTTTTTGATATTCCAAACGGTGGCTTGTTTTCGATCACCTTGCCAAGAATGGGTTTTACCTTTTTTTACAACATAAAGACATGGCTCATGTTGCCAATGGTAATCTCCACGGCTCATTGCGAAATGCTGTTTGACCCAAATAATAATGGCTTTAATTTCAAAACCACAATCAATAAGATTTTGTGCAAAAACGTGGGTAAAAAAAGATGGATGCCAAACATAAGCTACATTTCCTGGAAAATTTTGATAAACCTTTGTCCAATCGGTTAAATCATCATTTAAAACCTTTCCTTTTGATCTTTTGCCTATTCCTAAATCAGCACCTTCGCGCCATTCAGGATCATAGTTAACGCCATAAGGCGGGTCTGTAACCATTAAATTTGGTTTATCGCCATTAAGTAATTGTTGAACCGTTTCTGTATCGGTTGAATCCCCACACATTAACCGATGTTCACCTAGTGTATAAATATCTCCTAATTCAACACCACATTCGTTTTGAGCAACCTCTGGAATTTCATCATCAGCCTCGGTATCTTCGCTGTTTAAAAAATCATCTTCCGTTATTTTAAATCCTGGAAATTCAAAATCTTCAATGTCATCAAAAGATAAACCATCGGCAAAATCAATAAACGATTCCTTATCAAATTCAGCATAACTTGATGCGTAATATATACAAAGCTTCTTCGCCTCAAGCTCGCTACTGGCGAGGATTTCAAGGCAATCAACATCGATTGTGTCTCCATACAAATCAATAATAGCTTTTTTTCTTTGATGGCCGTCAAGGATGTAGTTTTTATGTCCGTTTTTCCAAACAAAAAATGGTTGAATAAAGCCATTTTTCTTAATTGAGTTTTTTAATTTTTGAAATTGTTTCTTGCCTAACGTTTTAAAATTACCTTGTAGCTCATCAAGTAATTTAATTGGAAGTCTTGTTTTTTCTAAAATCTTTGATTCAAGCATTTTTCCCTAATTTTTTAATAATCTCACATTGCTTTTTAAATCCCAAAGGCTTTGCTTTTCGTAGGATTCGCCGAAATTCTTTTTTATCATCTTCGTTTAGGGTTTCTTTTAAGAGTAATTGTTGGAATTTAAAATCTTCAAGATTAATGGGTTTTTGATCATTCATAATTTTAATACTCGTCCCCCACCAAGTTTAATTTCAAATCCTCCAACTTTAGCTAGAATAAAAAGAACGATACAAATAATTTTTAAAACCAAGGAAAGGTTTAAATAATTCAACAATACCCAAAATAATAAAATTTCTGTGATTAATGCCATTAGTAGTTATTCTTTCGCATTAATTCATCAATGGTCATTTTTTTCTTATTGATCATTTGCTGAAGGTTTTGCGGAGCTTGGGTTTGCGAGGTTTGATTGGGTGCGTGAGGGTCTGGTTGAAACCACGTAGAAGGCTTAAACCATGATTTTTTTTCAGGTGCGTTGGGCATACAACTCCTTTTCGGGGCAATATGCCCACGTATTTGAGTACAAAGACACTATGCCTTTATGGGTAAATAATACGTTGCTTAACGAATGTGTCAAAAGAAAAAGCCGAAAAAAAGAAACAATTGCTTGACTCTTTTAATCGGCTTTTATAACGTCTCATTTACGCTGATAAATGATGGTTTTATCTAATCATTAATTCCATTAAAAATCAACGAAATCTTGTTTTATGCTTTCTTAAGAATAACGAAAGCCGCTGTACCGATTGCCTAGTGGCCTGAATAGGACTGTTAATGTAACCAAGGATTAACAGAAGGTTAGGTGGACGGATTTTAAGAGTCAACTTGCAAGTGTGTTTTTGAACCAAGCCTGCCTTTAAACACTCAAGTGAGTTTCTGTAGATAAGTTCTACAAGATGTACAAAGGATTCACAGGAATAGCTTTGAACCTCCGAGCAGGCGGCAAGATCTTGGTCTAGAAAAAAGAGGGTAAAATGACTGACCTAGCTGAAATGATTAAGGATTATTGTGTTAGACCAGATCGTGTCGGAGAAAAAGAGGTTCTAAGAATTAATGCTATGATCAAAAAAGCAGCGAAAAAAAGAAAAACTCAAAAGAAATATATCTTACAATTTGATGGATCAACACTCGGCAACCCTGGCGACAGTGCAATTGGTGTTGTTTGTTATGAGGGCAAAAAAGAGGTTTTTTCCATTTCTAAATTTATCGGCAAGAAAACAAATAACGAGGCTGAGTATGCGGCCTGTATTGCAGGAATCAAAAAATGTGTTGATTTGGGGTTTCAAAACGTTACGATTCAAGGTGACTCAATGCTTGTAGTAAATCAAATCAGGGGTGATTGGAGATGTAAGAAATCTCACCTTAGAGAGCTAATGATTGAGGCTAATGAATTGTTAGACCAAATTAAAAAATGGTCCATTTCTTGGATTCCACGAGAAGAAAATGATCGGGCAGATGAATTATCTAACCAGCCTCATGATCCAAAAAAAATTGAAAAATGGAACGATCAAATTAAACGTTGGAAAGCGTATAAGAATGGAGACGAATGAAAGAAACAGACTCAAGAATTAGAGAATTTGCAGACACCTTTTTTAAACTTTATAAAGATAAATATGAGGTGAGTCCTTGCTGGAGCAAGAAAGAGGGCGAGCTTACCAGACGCATGTGGCAGCGATGCGATCTAGATAAAATCAGCGGATTGACTTTATATGAGGTTTTAAAACATTATCTTGCGTCAGAAGATGAATTTTTGGTTAAAATTAAGCATTCTGCAGCACATTTCTGTTCTAAATTTGAGGTGTTTTTAATCGATTATCGCCAGTCTCAGGCCAAAAGGGTTTTTGCGCCAAAACCTAAAGATGTCGCCGACAAAGCATTAAAACAAATCCCTGTCACCAAAGATATGTTGATGGCTCAGATCAAAAAGAGACATGAAAATCCTGAATCCTTTGTTCGGTATATGCAAAACCTAACAAGCCTTGAGGCGGTGCGAACCAAAACGGGTAACATTTTTGATCAATGGAAACGCTGGTGGGCCATAGGCGGGCAAATTTGGGGAAAAGAGGTTTTAAATGCTTTATGGAATCAAAAAGAGGAAAACCACGCCCAAAAAGTAAAGGAACAGGCGAGGGCTTTATTGCGATCTAGTGTCAATCTGCGTTAACTTGATTATAAGATCGAATATAACCTAGTTTGGCTTATATTATTATCAAATAATTATTTGACATTCATACAAAGATTTGCGATACTGTATGTATGGAAACAATATTCAATATATACGTAATAGCAGCATTAACCAGCAGCCCCTTTGTTCTTTATTACATGATCACGGAGGTACATCCAAATGCTTAAGTTAGAAACCAAACAAGACATGATTCAATATGCCCAAAAACGGATTGTAGAAATCAAAACAGACCTCGCTAATGAAATATATGCTAGATGGGTCAAAGAACTTCAGGACGATTTAAAACGTTGGGAAGATCAATTAAAGGAACTTGAAGAAAATGCTTAGATTATTAATCATATTAATATTTTTAGCATCTTGCGGTAGAAATATTAATTATAACGCTTTTACACCATTTGTGCCGGAAAATGTAGAAACGATAGGGCAAAAGGTGTTTAAGGCTTCGGGTTTAACCTATTCCGATTATTCTGTTACGTTTTATTACGGTGAGCAACCCGCCATGCTAGATACCTGCGGCGATGATTATAGCTATTCTGTTGGATGTAATTTCCCCCCATACAATGAAATTTTTCTAGATAAAACCTTTAAAAATCAATGTGATATCATTGCACACGAGCTAGTTCATCAATCGTTATATTATAAAACGGGCGATGCGGACGCAGAGCATAAAAGTATATTATTCCAACAAATTGATAACTTTTGTGAAAAGGAGAAAAATGCCTGAATTATCCCACCAAATGGATATTGTTATTTTGCTTTTAGTATTAATCGCAGCCTTAAATCTTAAATAGGAGGAAATATGGACCCTGTAGAAACCGACACCCGCCGTTATTATCGCGAAATGGATCAAAATATACGAATGTACGAGGCTTTAGAAAAAGAAGTGGATTCCTGGAAAGCCGAGGAAATGTTCGAATATATCGAAAGGTTCGATTTAGACGTTTATACAATCCTTGAAAAAAACTACCAAACGCGGAAAATAACGCTTTCTAGCCACTTTCGCGACAAATACGAGGACGATTATTGGCAAAGCCTAAAAGGGCTTTATATGGCATCTAAAACGGCCAAAAGAGCTGTCGTTGAATTAATCTGCGAGGATCGTTTTGATCGGGAAAGTAATGCAAAATAAATATTTGACAACAAATAACAACATCGTATATAAGGGATTAAATGTATAAGAAATTTGAAGAATTATATTCAAAATATACCGGAAAAGATATTTTGAGATTGTTAGGGAAAAAGGGAAGAAAGTATAAAATCCGACCTGTTCTTTTTGCTTCATCTATCGGAAGAACACCCGCCTGGGTTTATGAATCAATAGCAAGTGAAAGAAGATTAAAACATAAAATAGCGAAACGAATTAAAGAGGCGTACCCAGATTTTGGAAAATAAAAAGGGGCCATTGACGAAAATGACCCCATAGCTAAGAAAGGTGATCCATATGCCCAAACAACAAGATAACACAATTGAAAAAGTAGTACAAACTTCCCTCACAGAACGAGTAAGTGGTAACTCAGGGGAGATATTAAAACAATCTATTGAAGGCGATGAAAAAGCCTTTCAACAAGTCCTGCGGGTTGCGTTTCAATCCACCCGAATCAATGACTGGGTCGCGTTTGGAGATAAGCCTTATCTTACAGTAACAGGTGCTCAAAAAATGGCCCTACGCTTTGGGGTTTCTTTAAAATTTGACCGTGACAAAGACGGTAATGCACTAATTCAACGAGAAGAATTTGAAGATCCTAAACATGGAAAAGGTTATGTTTATACAACCTTTGGAAAGGCCGTTCTTGGTAATCGTGAATTTGAAGCGATTGGGACGGCATCAACTTTAGATTCATTTTTAGGTATGAAAGATAAGAATACCGCCATGCCCATTCACGAGGCGATGCAAGACGCTAAGAAAAAATCCGTTTCTAATTTCTACAATAATGCAATTCAAGCCGTTTTAGGCGTTAAGGGGTTTACCTGGGAAGAACTCAAAGCCTATGGAATTACCCAAGCCAATAAAAGCTCAATTGCTTTTAAAGCCAAAGAATCAAAGGAACCTTTATCCGAGGCACCCAAAATTGATAAAAATAGACCCTATTGGACGTTTGACACGGATGATGGAACCCGTTGGTTATATGTAAAATCAGGAAATCATTTTCCTGAAAATTGGTGCGTAGAAACCGGATTCAAAGCTACTAAAAAGGATCCTAGTAAGTTCGGGGCAAAATACTCTGAGGCTTTACTTAATGCGGTTGAAACTCAATTTGAAGCTGCAGAAGCGTTTGGAGTTGAGAAAGGTCCGTATTAATGATTTACGATCTTAATAAAGATTTTCAAGAATATATGCAGTCTAAGGTTGGTGGGAAGCGATATCAAAATAATGTTAGAGCCAGTTCTGCTGGTCATTTATGCAAAAGAAAGCATTTTTATGATCTTACTGAGCCGCATGAACCACCTAAAGTAGATTTAATACCTATATTTTCAGACGGACTTCTTCATGAACGTGACGTGGAAGAAAAATTAAGAGCTATGGGCTATCGTGTAGACAGCACACAAAAAGAATTTAGATTAGAAAATCCACTTCTAAGTTGTCACATAGACGGCATGTTGTCTAAAGATGGTGGTCCAGAATATCCATTCGATACGAAATCTATCAACGGATATGACTTTGACAAGATTAACTGCGCTGAAGACCTGATCTTTAGTAAAAAAGATCATCAACGTAACTATCCGGTCCAGATTTTGACGTATATGTACGCTACAGAAAAAGAATATGGATTGTTAATTTTTAAAAACAAGGCTAACGGACAAATCAAACAAGTTGTTTTTTCATTTGATGAACATTGTAAATATCTTGATGCTACTTTCAAAATTATTGATCAAGTTTATATTGATGTTAAAAATAAAACTCCATCCGAAAGAACTGATGATCGTTCTTTATGCGCAAAATGTTCTTGGAAAAACATTTGTCTTCCTGATTTATTAGCTAACGGAGGTATTCAATTTATTGATTCAGAGGATTTGGCGCAGAAATTATCTAGACGAGAGGAGCTTATTGAATCCAAAGATGAATACGAAAACTTAGATTCTGAAATCAAAGAAATAGTTAAACAAACGGGAGTCGGGGAAAAAGCTGTTGGAGACTTTTTGATTCAAATCAAAGAGGTTAAAACGATGCGAAAGAAAGCTCTGACCTTTACGGAGGAGCCTAGCAATTATCTGAAAGTGAGCATTTCAAAAATATGAATGACCCTCAAGAAAAGATAACCAAAATAATCGACTGGACGATTGAAAATCCTGATTATAATTTTAATGCTTCATTTATTTATTCTTGCCAGGAGGCTTTGGATGAGTTCGGTAAATTAACAGAACGTCAAGAACAAGCGTTAGATAATATAATTAAAACCTGGATTATAGAATGATCCGAAAAACCTCCATAGATCCGTACCATAAAATCAAAAGCGAAGGTCTTTTGAGTGAAAAAAGAATGGATGTATATATTGCTCTTTATGAGCATGGGCCATGTACAGGCATGGAGCTACTTCAATGGATGAATAAATCTACACGAGTAGATTCTCAAGTACGAGCGCGATTAAATGAACTTAAGAAATTAGGAGTTGCAAAAGAAGTTGGTGAACGCAAGTGTTCGATTTCAGGACAGAACGTTATTCTATGGGCTGTTACAGATCAACTTCCTTTTAAACCTATTGAAATCGATCAACATAATATTCTATGGATTTGTGATAAATGTGGAATGAGTTTTTTTAATCTTGTTCCGACACATACAAAGATTGTAGATGATATGTTCGGGAAAGATCAATGGACAACATGTTACGGAAAACTAGAAAAATATAGGAGATGCAAATGAATCTAAAAGATAAATATAAAAAAGTAAAAGAATTGAATGATGAGACGTTTAATGAAGAGTTTAAGAAAAAAGCCAAAATACTTAATCAGGAACTTCTTCTGGTTTCTAATGAAAAATATGATGTAAAAGTCGCAAACATTGGAGATAGTGAAACCCCGAACGGTATATGCCTGATTGATAAATCGCCAACTGTACAAAACGCATCATTATTCCCAATTTTAGATAAAGATTTGTCTAAATTTTTAGATCTTTGTAAACGTTTAATAGAGGTTCAATGAAGACTATTGAATGGGTATTTATATTAACAACTATTTTTTGTTGTGTTTTTATTATTGGAACATGGAAACACGTTGAGAATATGGAAACAATTTCTATAAATAAAACGAAAGGAAAGTAATATGAAGTATATATTGTTAGTTATTTTATTCGCAACCAATGCGAATGCTTGGACAGTGCAATTATTAAAAGAAAATGGATCGTGGACACCGAAAGGGTATTCTTCGATAGAAGACTTGGATGTGACTGAAGATTCAATCACAGCAACATCTAAAGATTATCTAAATAAATGTTATGCGGATCAACTTAACGGAATTGCTGTAAAAGTAACGTGTGAAAACAATATTTTTAAGGTTACATTTACGCAAGGGACTCAGGTTGTAGATCCATCTTCTTTGTCGGACAATACATATTTCTCAGTTTATGCTGAAGTTGTTGGAAATTCAGAGCGTGTGCTCCCAAAATCATCGGCTCGGATCGACAAAACCAAAGAGGGGATCAAGTACCCGAGCAAGAACAAGAAGCAGTAGTTAAAATCGATACGCCCGAAAAGGTGAATGTTGGATGTAGTTCAACCGGATCGAGTATGTGGTTTTTATTAGGACTGCTCCCTTTGATAAGGAGAAGAAAATGAACGCCTTATTTCTCGCAATTATCACAAGTATTTGTACCGTTCATGGACAAAGTGTAAGCACGTCCGATGAAATTATAAAATCTCAAGAAGCTTGTTTTGTTAGGTATATAACCTGCTATAAAAATACTGGCGAAGTTCTAGAAGATGATCTTATTTTATATTGTTTAAATGGTGAAAGAAGTTCGGATAAGTGAGCGTTAAGTATAAACACTTACTTCGTGTGATGGAATGTGTGATTGAAGGGATGAGGTATAATAGTAAGTTGTTGATGAAGAATGTACATGGGGAGATAGGGAAATGAAAGCAGAATCAAAAATTATAGAACTTATCTATACAGAATCAACCATTGGTAAAGGTATCGACGGCGACCCTATTCGCATGATTCGATCTTATTTTTGCAAGAATGGACAATTGTTGTTTCACTGGGACATCTGGGCCAATGAGATTGAAACTCCCGCTGGTATTTACAAGCTTCAACAAGAGGAGCAATCATGAAGAAGCCTCGACCTAGAAAGCCAAGAAATTTGATTGTAAATAAAACAGGAATACCTTGGGAGCTTGATATTTGCAATTCAGCTGTTCGCCTTAGTAGACAAGGAATATCTATGACCTTGATAGGTGCAATGGACCCAAAAGACTTAAACAGGCTGCACAAATATCTCGGACAAGCCATTGATTACTTAGAGTTAAAGGAGAAATAGAGTGAAGAAATCATTTGAACAAGAATTATGTGAATTGGTAAACAAACATTCATTAGAAAATTTATGTGATAATACGCCAGACTTTATATTAGCTCAATATCTTTGTGGCGTATTGAACGTATTTAAAAATTCCGTTTATGACCGAGAGAAATGGTATGGAAAATTTAATTCTCCAGGAGACTCCAACGTCATCAAAGAAGAAACTCACTGTCCTCGTTGTGGTGAAGAACGAAGCTATTCAGAAGATCAATGTATGAATCCGAAGTGTGAGTCAAATAAACCATGTCCATATTGCGAGAGTCTTGGCCATCCTTGTATTCGTCACGTTCCTAAAGAACCAAACAAGATGGAAGAATTAAGGGAATTTATTAAATCAGAAATAGACAAATCAACTAACTATGATCTTAAAATTTATTATAATGCAGTTTTATCCAAACTCGACGAGCTAGGATTATAGAAGGAAGATATGAAGCACCACTATTTTATTGATACAGACGGAGAAATCATACGCATCCAATCAACACGTAAACCAACAGAAAAGACTATTCCTAAACGGGGGACTTGGGTTGTTTATGAGTTTCATCGAGATTATAAAGGTAAATGGTGTATGGCCCCGTTTCCTGAAATAACATGGCCAAGATTAAAACAAATGAAATATATTGGGGGAATTAAGATATGAACCATAAAGACGTTATTTGGGTTTGTACAATGTGTGACAGCTCAACTCAATACGACAACAGACCATGTGATAATTGTGATGCCCACTATGATTGTTTTATCAAATACATCCCTCTCTCCCACCTAGACGTATTGGTGGAGGCGTTGGAACGTATAGTTTCAAAGGAGTCATGGGAACCTGTTTCTGGTGACAAAAGGTATTCGGACGTAGGAGAAATAGCCAAAGAGGCTTTGGAGAAGATGAAGGGGGGAATGAAATGACTAAAAAACAAAGCTACATATTATTAATTGTGGCTCATATTATAGCTTTTTTTATTATTTATAGTGGATTAAAAAATAGGTGAGCGCATGAAATTAAACGAACTTGTTAAATTTATACGAAGTAGTCAGCAAGCTTTTAAAAATATTCCATATTCTGAAATATCAGTAACCATTGACATTATCCCAAGAACTATTTCTTTTAATCACAAGGAAAAAAAATTTACATATAATATGGAGATAAATAAATGCATAAAAAACAAATTATAATTAGAAATCCGCTTGAGAAGATTCAAGACCTAATCTCATATTCTATTCCATTTAAGTTACAAATAGATGTCCCCATTATTATAGCTAGTTTATTAAAACCAGATGGAAAGAAAGAAACTAAGCCGCCTACCGATGATTTAAAAAATGTGGTTGATTGGTTGTGGTGGAAATCTAAAAAACATTATCCTGATAAGTTTGAGGACTCCAAGAAAGTTAAGGAGTAAGTATGATTGAAGTAAGAATGTACTGTCCTAAATGTAGTAAAGAAGCCAATTTCTTATATGGAGAGTCTTTTAAATGTGAATGCGGGTTTGACTTAGTTACACGCGAAGAAGCGGTTTTAGATAAACGCCTCTCCATCATAGAAAAGAAGATCGAGTTGATTGCTAAAAACATTCCAAATAGAACTTTTGGTGATCTACGTTTAGATCATTCTGATGAATGGTTATCTTTAGATAACCTCCAAGACATAG